GAGCGTGGGCGTGGTGTCGGTCGTTGGCTTGCTGGCCGTAAAGCCGTTGAGGCCCGCGGTCTTGATGATTGCCGGGTAGTCCTTATAGGCGACGTCGAGATCGACATTCCCGGTAATGCCGGGAACGCCGCCTGTGCTCGTGTACTGCCAAATACCGTTTACGACGGCGGCGGTGTCCTTAGAAGTATAGGCGGCCTCCCACACGTCATAGGCGGACAGCTTGGCCCGCTCGAGGTAGTTGAGATAGAAGTCGCGCGAGCAATAGATCATTCCGTAATAGCCCGCGGCCTCGATGGCCTTGAGCGCGGCGGCAACGATTGCCGTATTATTCGCGGCGTTCGCTTTCTTGTCGTACTTGTACCCCGTGGCCTTGCCGTCGTGTGTTCCGTACTCGATGTCGTAGGCGACGGGGTACTCGATTTTGTACGGCTTGATCGCGGCGATAACGTCGCGGATAGTTTTCTCGGCGGCGGCGGGCGTCGTGTCGTAGCAGTAGACGAACACGCCGACGGGGATTCCGAGCTCGTTGCACTTTTTGAGACTTGCGAGGGCGATATTGTCCAGAATGAGCCCGCCCTTGCCGCTGCGCGAGGAATAGCCGATTCTCACCATGTCAAAGCCGGGGGCGCCGTTGTTCATGCGTTTCAGCCACGCGGCGACGCTGGCCCAGTTCGTAATCGGGTGATGATAGTTTGTGTCGATACCGTAGACGTTCATAGTTTAGACCTCCGAATCGTTCTCGAATTTCTCGCCCGTGATTTCCTCGTACTGCTCGGGCGTGATGATCTTAGGACAGTACGAGCGCAATTTCTCTTTGTACGCGGCCCGCTTTTCCTCTGTCTGTTGCAAACGGTACTGCGTTTTTAAAAAGCGGAACATTTTACTCACCTCCAAACATAGCCGCAAGAATATCGTTCCCCAACGCCTCGAGCGCCTCAATGCGTTCGAGCGTTGTCGGCAGTGTGATGGCCTCCGGCGCCCATGCGGCGGCCCGCTTATAGGCCGCGTCGGTGTCCGCGGTAATTTCCTCGAGCGTTACCGCGGCCCGCATATAGGCGACGTCTGCCGTGTAATAGACGCACGGCACGGCGGCGGCAGGGTCGGGGCCGTTGTCGGCAACATCCTCAACCTTTTCGACGTTGCGAGCAATCCAAACGTCGGCGAGCCCCCCGGGCAACTCGAAAAATTCAACCTCGGGCGGCTCTGTCGCGTACTGAACACGTTTCTCGATCATGTTTTCGCTCCTTTCAAGCTGCGGCGGCGAGCTCGGCTCGCGCGGCGGCTGATATAACGTTACTCGCGGCCCGCGATACTTCGACGATGTGCAATTTTGCACTGATTCCGACGCTGTCCGTGTGTGAGAAGTAGCCGCGATAGCTTATAATGCGGCGGGCCGCCTTGATCGTGATATAGCCGCCCGTCTCCAAATACGCCCACGCCCGCAAGAATTGCCGCCGTGCGCGTACAAAAATACGCGCACGCACGGTTGTGCGGTCGCGCCGAATGACAAAGCCCATAATGTCGATAGGTTCTTTTGCGAGGGCCTTGACGTGCCATATAGGTTTTATTTCGAGGCCGAGCTCGTCGCGCAGATATGCGCAGAACAGACGGGCGGCTTTCTTGACGTCCTTGAAAGCTGCGCCGATGAATAGTATATCGTCCATGTAGAACAATACAAAGCCCACGAGGCGCACCCGCGCCGCCCTGCCTGTCCTGCGCTTGCGTATTTTATATAGTTGCTCGGTTGCGAAATGGTAGGCGTAGGAAAGCATATAATTACAAAGAAATTGCGACAGAAAAGAGCCGATACTAAAACCGTGCTGAAATGTCGAAAGCAATGCGTCAACGAACCATAAGAGAACGGGGTTCTTGTGAACGTCACGCCGTAGGCGGCGCATTACGGCCCGCCGCGTTAAATTCTGGTAGCAATGCCGAACGTCCATCTTTACGAAATACTTGCTTTTTGTGCCGTGCGGGTCTTTTCGCCGAATAAATCTCTCAATAGCCCGTTTCCCGTCCACTTGGCCGCGGCCCGGTATGCTCGCGCATTGATAGCGCCCTATTTTTGCCCGAAATAGAGGCATGAGGGCCCAAACGGCGACGTAGTCCATACACTGTTGCAATGTGCTCTCGACGCCTATGAGACGAATTTTCCCGTTGCTCTCGTCTGCCCGCTCGTAGTAGCGTATCGGCAGTAGGTCGAGCGAGCGGCGGCGGATTCTGGCCGCGATCTCTACGGCGACGACCTTGATTGCTGGGGCAAATACCCCGTTGTCGTGCTTTCTAACGGCCTCGTCGATCTGGCCTTGCGTGAGGTCGCTGTACCTCATGGCGAGGCGCTGGAAGTTGCGGCGCCCCGTTTTCCCTGCAAAGCACAGAGCGATGAACGGTTCGATCTGTTCCGGGTCTGTTATGTCAATATCCTTGCAATATGTTTTCATTCGCCTGTAAAAAAGTCTTTTGGTGAGCGCAGTAACGTTCGGTTAGGCGTTTCCGCCTTTACTACTAGCAACGAACGAGGCCCACGACCTCGCCCCGGCCCGCGCGGGGCCGTGCCGGTTTCAACTCAATTTTCGGGTATTCCCGAGGAATATGCCGCAAGGTATAAATACTTTGTTCACCAAAAACGCGGCCCGAGATGTTCCACCTCGCGTTGCCGAGGCCGTTGTTCGAGTTAGCGCACCCGAGGGCGGCATTCGCGCCGTTCCTGAGGTTGCCGACGGCCTGCCGGGCAGAGAAAGAAAACCGCGGACGCTGGCGACATATCCCTATTTTGATTTTGCTTATAGGCTTATGAGGGGGCCGGGCCCCCTCTTTGCGGCCTTATGCCGCAAATTCACCCCTGTTCCCGGCCGTTCCACAAGCGCGGCCCGAGAAGGTCCACCACGCGTTGCCGAGGCCGCCGATCGAGTAAGCGCACCCGAGGGCGGCACCCGCGCCGTGCCAGAGGTCGCCGACGGCCGGCCATTCGCGCAAGCCGTTCGTCGCGTTCTCCGAATAAAAGCCCGCGCGATAGCCCGTATTGGAGTTCGCGTCGAGGCCGTCCGGGAAGTTGGCGCACGGGTGAGCCGGGTCGAATCCCATGCTCGAGATATAGCGCCACCCCGCCGAGGTCGGCGGCGTGAGACTATACGAAAGCGCCTTATAGGCCGAGCCGATTGCGTTGTTCGTGATTTCGCTCGCTTTTTTGCAAATCCACGGCGTAATTTTAAATACGCCGTCGGCGCTCTCGAGTTTGAAAATCGCGTCGGCGTATACCTCATAGGCGCCGACCATGCACTCGATTCCTTGAATAATAAACGGCTCTTTGCCGCTCGTGCAGTTGGTTGGCGAGCCGTCCACGCCGAGGACGTTGTCGCACGAGCCCGAGCGCCACGCAATCGTATTGATTTTGTTGCTTGTGGTCGTGGTAATGCCCGCGTCGAGATCGAGGTTCACGCGGCTATTGTTGTCGTCATACGCCTCAATCGAGAGGATAACGGCAGACGACGCGACGGCGTAGCTCAAGGCGTTCTGTCGGTCACTGCCGTCGCCGACGTCGATCGCGCTGCCGACGACGAGGTTCGCGGCGTCTGTTTTCTTGAGAATCACGCTCTTTGCGTCGGTCTGTGCGACCGTGATCGCGTAGGTATAGGCGTAGTTCCTGCACCCCTGCATTTTGCTCGCGTTGGCCTTATCGCCGTATTTGAGCCAGAACATGAGATCAACAAAGCCGCCGTCAGCGTAGCTCTTGCCGCAATACTGTGCGCCTCGCTGTTTCCACATTGAAATTTGACTATTGTGCGAGATCGTGCGGATAGCGCACGCGGCGCCCGAGAGCGAGCCGAGCTTGCCGTCTGCGCCGTAGCCCGCGGCGTATTTCGCGTGAATCATAAACGACCGAACCGAATTGTCGCTCGCCTTGACGGTTGCCTCGAGCGGGTAGAACTCGGGCGAAACGCGCTCGTCGGCGTACTCGTAGCCGAAAGACGAGCCCGCGTCGTAGTAGCGCACCCACCCGCCTTGCTGCATGACGCCGATCAAACCCGCCGGGGCCTTGGCGTTATAGGTTCCGAACACGCCCTCGATTGCCGAGATTTTCGGCTCGAGGGTCTCCGCGTCGATGGTATGTAGAACGTGACTATCATGTCGTTCGCCTTGACGGTGATTCCATTGTCTGCGAGCATTTCCTCGAGATTTTTCGTAACTTCCCGCAAATAGTTGAGGTCGTTGCGGGTCAGTGTTACGAGCTCGAATCCGTCCGGGATATTGATATACATTGCTTCACTCCCTCACAAATATCGCAAGGCCGCCCGCGGTTCGGTTGCCGAAACGTTCGGGATGGAGGCAGGTAACGGACGCCGTCTCTAGGTCTTGCGGAATTTTCAAATCCTCGCGCGGGCCGTAAATCGTGCCCTCTGCGCGGCCCGGGTGCTGTCGGTCGATGGCGATAAAAACGTATGTCGCGGGCGGTATCACCGCGAGTAATTCGCCGAGCGTCATCTCACCGCACACGGCGCATAGACGAGCGTCGGGAAATCGTCGGGGCCGAAAGCACGGGCGCACGCCGTCGCTTTGAAAGTGCTCCAATCAATCACCCGCCCACAGCGCGGGCAAATTTCGGGCATATCGCCGCACTCATTGCAAAGTAATTCGGCGCCGCATTTTTCGCAGTAGGTAGCGCCGTAATCGTCCATCGCCGCGCGGGCGCTCTCTTTTGTTTCCATTGTCTGCCGCCTTTCTTATGCCGCCGGGTTGTTGTTTGCGTCCGTGTCGAACAGATACTCGAATTTGCAATTAAACAGGCGCAAGAGCTTTACGATTTCCGGGCGAGTAAATTTCCCATCCTTTTTCTTGTTTTCGTATGTTGCGCGGGACACGCCGAGATACTCCGCAACGTCCGTATTTGTCATTCCTGCGCGGCGCTGTTCTGCCTCGAGGTTGCGAAACATATAACCACCTCCATAAAATGTTTGCATTTTGCGTCCTTACAAGCTCATTATAGTCGCAATACGCAACCTTGTCAACGCATTTTGCTAAATTTTGTTTGCAAAATGCAATCTTTTGTATTGACGGTTCCCGTGCGGCAATGTATTATATAAGAAAACGAGGGGGTTATACCATGACTTTTAGTGAAAGACTTTTGTTCGCTCGCAAAGAAAAGGGGCTCACGCAAGAACAGCTTGCCGAGGCTATCGGCGTCGCAAAAAGTACATATACAGGTTACGAAAAGGGAAACAGGGAACCCGACCTTTTCAAAATCAAGAAATTGATTGAGGTTCTCGGCGTTAGTTCTTCTTGGCTCCTTGGCCTCGACGATAACGACGGCGGCGTTTCTCTCCCCGAGTGGAAAATGCTAAAAAAATACCGCTCTCTCGACGAGCGCGGCAAGGCTGCCGTTGACGCAACCCTTGAGCGTGAATATGTGGAAAGCACCCGTTTCAGCGCTGTCGCGGCCGACGCCGCCGAAACCGTCCGCACCGTCGCCGACGCGGTTGAACTGGAAAAGCACCGCGCAGGGGCGAAAAAATAACAGTACCGCTTTTTGTCCGTGGTGTTTGGGTTGTCTTTGTGTTTTACATATAGCGGCCCAGTATAACATAATACAGCAAGGCCCCGCCGGGGTCATTGCACAAATTTTGGAAAGAGGTTTTTGCTATGATTTCTATTTCTGAAAAGCGCCCCTTAAAAGGCTCGAGCCTTGTCGCCCTGCCTCTCGACTATGTTGCCCTCGACATTGAAACAACTGGCCTCTCTCCCACGTTCGACGAGATTATCGAGCTCTCGGCCGTCCGTGTTCGCGGCGGCAAGCCCGTCGCCGAATATACCCGCCTCGTAAAGCCCTCGGCCCCTCTTGACCCCTATGTTTCCGAGCTTACGGGCATTACAGACGAAATGCTCGAGAGCGCCGCGCCGATTGCGGCAGAACTGCCCGCCTTTTTCGATTTCGTCGCGGCCGACGTTATTGTCGGTCACAGTGTCGCGTATGATGTGAATTTCTTGTATGACAGCGCCGAGCGGTGCGGCCTGTCCGTTCCTACGAACGACTATGTTGATACGCTGCGCCTGTCCCGCCGTCTGTATGCCGATTTGCCCGACCACAAGCTCGCCACGGTCGCGCAGTATCTCGGCGTGAATCAGTTGCCCGAGCACAGGGGCCTCGCCGACGCGCTGGCGGCCGCGCAGTGTTTGGAGGCAATGCGCCAGCACGTCGAGAACGACGGTGTTGACCTCGCCGCGCTGTTCAAGTCGCACAGCGGAAAGAGCGGCTCCCGCCTCGACCTCGCCGCGCTGGTTTCCGAGGGCGAGCCCGACGAAACGAGCCCGCTATTCGGCAAGGTATGCGTATTTACTGGCGCTCTTGACGGTATGACTCGCGCCGAGGCCGCGCAAGCCGTCGTAAATATCGGCGGTTCCGTCGGCAACGGTGTCACAAAGAAAACCGACTTTCTCGTTGTCGGTTCTACAGATTATTGCGCCTCTGTAAAGGGCGGCAAAACTGGCAAGCTGAAAAAAGCCGAGGATTTGCAGAAAAAGGGCGCAAACCTTGCCATTATCGACGAGGGCGCTTTTTACGACATGTTGGGCGAGTGATTATGGCACAACAAAAAAAGGCCGCCGGGGCCGAGTTTGACGGTACGCCGCGGGCGGTTATCTACGCCCGTTATAGCAGTACCCACCAGCGCGAGCGCAGTATTGAAGATCAAATAGCCGATTGTCGCGCCTATGCCGAGCGGTGCGGGCTCATGGTCGTCGGTATCTATGCCGACCGCGCGATCAGCGGCAAAACAGACGAGCGGCCAGATTTTCAACGCATGATCGACGACAGTAAAAAACGGCAGTTCGACCGCGTTATCGTCTGGAAACTTGACCGTTTCGCCCGTAACCGATACGACAGCGCCCTCTATAAACACAAGCTCAAGCAAAACGGCGTTTCGGTGCTTTCCGCAATGGAAAATATCGGCGAGGGCGACGAGAGTATTATTCTCGAGGCAATTCTCGAGGCGTCCGCCGAGTATTATAGCCGTGACCTCCGAAAAAAGGTCTTGCGCGGCATGACGACGAGCGCAAAAAAAGGCTTGCATAATACGGGTTCTGTTCCGTATGGGTATCGCCTCGAGGGCGAGAGCGCCGTTCCCGACGGTGATCGTGCCGAGTTCGTCAAGCACGTTTTCGAGGCATACGCAAAAGGGGAGACGCCTGCCGAGCTATACCGCGAAATGCAGCGTCGCGGGCTCGATACAAAAGTCAACGGGCGCAAGGTGAGCGACAATATAATCGGCTCGATATTGCGGAACGAGAAATACACGGGCCGCGGTATGTGGCGGGGTATTCCCGTCGAGTGGCCCCGGCTGATTGACGACGAACTTTTTGAGGCCGCGCGGGCGCGTACCGAAAAGAACCGCCGCGCCCCTGCCGCATATAAGGCGGCCGAGCCGTTCATTTTGTGTGGCAAGGCGTTTTGTGGTTATTGCGGGGCGCCGCTCATGTCTGGCGGCGGCAAGGGGCGCAGTGGTAAATATTACAGGCATTATATTTGCAGGACGAAAAAGCGCGAGCGAGCTTGCGGAAAGAAAACCGAGGACAAAGATTTTCTCGAGTGGTATATCGTCGAGCAAACGTGCGCGTATGTGCTGGCCCCGGAACGGCTCGAGTATATCGCCGACCGCGTTGTCGAGTGCTACAAAGAGAGCTTTGACGGGCAACGTGTCAGCGCCCTCGAGGCTCGCATTGCAAAGCTCGACCGCGATCTCGACAAAACGACCGACTTGCTCTTTGCGGCGCCCAGCACGGCGGCGGTCGATCGTATAAATAAGCACGTCGTCGAACTTGAGGCGCAGAAAAGCGAGCTCGAGGCCGAACTCTCCGGGCTCAAGATCGCGGCGGCTATAACGTACACCCGCGACGAGGTCGTTGCGTGGTTAAAGCAATTTTGCAATGGCGACCCACTTGAGGCCGAGTTTCGGCGGCGCATTGTCGAGACGTTCATAAATTCCGTGTACGTCTACGACGACCGAATCGTTATTTATTTCAACGTGCGCGGCGGTAAACAAATCAATTACGCCGAAATGCTTGACAGTGCTGGCGACGTCGAGCCCCTGCCGCCGGGCCCGGAAAACGAAAAAAGCGGCGGCCCCGATAACGGAACCGCCGCAAGCAATAGCAAAGAGAGATTTTTACACGGAAAAAATACCGAACAAACGGCCGAGAGCGCGGTTCGTTTTTGTTCTGGTTTGGTTCACCAAAAAGCACTACTTCATTTGAGGTAGTGCTTTTTTCTTTATATTTACTTTTCAACAGGTGTCGGGCGTAAATGGTGACCCGTACGGGAATCGAAAAGCCCGCGCCCCGCGTCCGCGTCCCGCAGGGCAAAAACAGCCCTGCGGGCTGTTTTTAGGGGGGGAGATTCCCATAGTAAAAGGGTAACTCAGTTCCCGGAGTTTTGATGTTAAGCTTTCAAGAAGAAAATAATAAAACATATCGTTATAATATCAATCCGGCTTTGCTGGAAGTTCCATATACATATCTACCGAATGCAGAAAATTCCGGATGATTGTCAGCATATTTTCTTCATATAGTGCATCTTTTTGCATGCTCTTAACACAACATTCCCAAATAACAAGGCATTTTATGTTGTCGTTAAGAAGCTGATTGTGTACAACCAAATCCCTTGAAATATTAGAACTAAATTTCTTATTCCAAAATTCAATACGGCTCTTAGGCGTATAAGCAAACTTGCAGTTTGCATGGCGATGCCAAAAACACCCATTTATGAAAATAGCGGTTTTGTACTTTGCAAGATAAATGTCAGGGCATCCAGTAATTAAGGAACAGTTTTTCCTGTAGCGGTATCCATGACTGAACAGAAGATGGCGGATATAAATTTCGGGCTTCGTATCCTTATTGCGAATGGCAGACATGTTTTTGCTTCGTTGTTCCTGGGATACAATATCAGCCATTATAAATCTTCCAGTTCTCTTATATAGGATACGAACTTGGAGATTGTCCAAATTCTTTCCTGCCGATCTCTGGGATAAGAAGAAATATAGCGTTTGGGAACAACAAGGATAACACCTTCGGCCTGCATTTCGTCCATCTGTGCGGCAGATATACCCTGCTGTAGAGTGCAGAGATATTTTTCTTTTCCTCGCAAACGGTTAGCTTCTGTAATAACCTGTCTCCAACGGTCTTTACAGGTGGTTTTGGCCGCCAGTGACACCAGCTTATCAACAGAAAAATTGGGATTATGATATGCCTCTTTCGAGGGAAACAGAAAATCCGGCTTTTTGTGTTCTTCTGTAATAGCCTGTGCGCTATACTGTATGTCGTTACCGTCAAATATGGCGGCAAGATGGTTTTCAAGACTTTTGCCGGCACGACTTTTGCGTCGGTTCAAAATAGTGTTTGCAGTATTGATGAATTCTTCTACTGATGCACATCCGTGCGTTATCAATTTGCCATAGCGGGCATATTCCAGTGCTCGGAACAATTTGAATTCAAAGTCCGTCCATGCAAGCAGTTTGTTATCCGGGTCGGTTCGGATGTATTCGTTATGGTCATGAACAGCATTTTGAATTTGTCTGGCGGCGGCGGACATTTCTTCGGAAGAAGGAAAATCAACGGTCAAATTTGAAATGAATTCATCTATCTTCAGTTTTTCCTGAACTTCAGGTATAATGGCTTCCGTTTCAATAAGTCGGTTTGTCTCGATTGGGCTGATTCCAAAGGCATCAAGGAATTGATTGATGTCATCTTCCGTATTGAGGACGAAAGCGTGGTAGTTCTCATCATCATCTTTCACAAGGACAAATAATGCGCCTGTATAATCTGGGCGAAGAAAAGGAAATCCTCTTCCAAAATTTGTTATACGATATTCATTGCGTGTTCTTTCACCATAGTAGAGAAACCTTGTGGTCGTTTGAAAATCATCCTGCCAGGTAATGTTGACCCATCTGTCTTTGCTGCTGCCTCTTTCACCGGGTTCGTTAAACATAATAGGGACAGCAGGTTTTGAAACATAAATACCGGCCTGATGGCCACCTGTTAAGCCGGTATCATTTGCAGAGAGAAATTTACAGAATGTCTTTTGTCCGTGCATGGCGGCTTGTATCGCAGAAACGGCATAATTTTGCATTTATACAACCTCCCTGACAGAAATTTTTTCTGTTTGAATGACAACAGGTGATTCCAGGCGTTCAATCTCCTTAATAATCAGTTGTGCCACATTTTCCATGAGCGGGACAACAACAGAATTTCCAAATTGGCGATAAGCCTGTGTATCAGAAACTGGAATTTTAAAATCGTCCGGGAATCCCTGCAACCGGGCACATTCACGCGGAGTAAGCCTTCTTGGATTCTTTCCGGACTGTTCAATTAGTATCTCTGAACCATCTTTATAATATCGTGCGCTAAGTGTGCGCGAAACACCATCAAGAGGAGCAATACCATATCCAAAACCATTTCCAGCGGCTTTGTGCTTGGCTGCATAATTTTGGAGATACTGCCACAACTTGTCAGAAAGGGTGTACTTCTCGCTGACATTTTCTTCAAGAATGTCACGCATTACAGGTTTAGGATCAGCAGGAGTAATGTGGAAATCAAACCTGCAGTCTCGGCCATATCGTTTTCTGTCAAACCCAACAATTAAAATTCGTTCCCTATGCTGGGGAACAAAATTCTGGCCATCCATAATCTTATAAAATACCTGATAATCAAGTTCTTCTAAAGATTCAAGAATAACCTTGAATGTTCTTCCTTTGTCATGACTGCAAAGGTTTTTAACATTTTCCAGCATAAAGGCTTTTGGGCGTTTCGCTTTTAATATTCTGCATACATCAAAAAATAGTGTACCCTGTGTCTTGTCCTCAAACCCTGTTGCGCGGCCAAGACTCTGCTTTTTTGAAACACCTGCGATTGAAAACGGCTGACAGGGAAAGCCCGCAACAAGAATATCGTGGTCCGGAATTGAATCCGCGTCAACCTGTGTTATATCGCCCTCAGGCTGTTCGCCAAAATTTGCGCGATATGTCTGTTGACTATATTTGTTCCATTCACTGGAATATACACAGTGCCCTCCTGCGCCTTCAAATGCAATTCGCATCCCGCCAATTCCAGCAAAGAGGTCGATGAATGTGAAAGATGCATTCTCGTTACTGTCGCTCTTTTGTCGCTTTAACATTTGAAGCAATGCCCCGGATACGCAATCTTGAACAGATTGTCCTGTACCGACCGTATACTCCGAAAGTGCATCATAAACAGAATCTTCAAGTCGAATGTGTATTTGCTTTGACATAGTATTACCTCTTTGGGAAAAATAGTACTCTTGTTGATTCAGTATAGCATACCCTAACATGCTTTTCAATAAATCTGGGAACACTATGGTACATATTTTTTCCCAGCAAAAAAGTCTGAAGGATTTATCCATCTACGGTAATAAAGCGTCACTGTGCGCCTGTGCCCAGGGCTTTACCGAAAAAGCGCAGTTGCGTCAGGCTGCCGGGGAGATTCCCACCTAAACTAAACCATCACCCCACCCCCTGCGCATAGTCAGGGGTGTTGCACTTTCCCGTAAATGCGTGTACAATATTGCATATATATTTCTGACAAGGGGGCGGGGGATTGGCTACACAGCAGGTGCAGCAGCGCGCGGCGGGGGGCATTGCCTACACGCTGACGCGGCGGCGGGTGCGCAATATCAATCTGCGCGTCCGGGCGGACGGCTCGGTCGCGGCCAGTGCATCGGCGCGGGTGCCGGCCGCCTATGTGGACGCTTTTGTGGCGGCCCGCGCCGACTGGGTGCGCGCCGCCCAGCAG